CCCGGGCGTGCAGCGTAAAGCGCCAAGAACAGTTATCCAGCGGGAGAACAAGCCGAAAGGCCCGCGGCTGGAGTGACATTTGATTCAGGCCGGTGACTGACGCCAGTAGCGGGTCACGGCATGTGCAAATGGCCCCCTGCTGTTTCAGGTCGGCCATCTGGCTTTACAAATGCCTCTCACACCCCGGGAGGTATTTGAAAGCCAAAAACATGGAGGGCGCGACATGCCCAAGTACATGCTCGACTACATCCGGCTCTGCCGGGAGTGCAGCCTTGATCTGCGCACCATCGGCAACATGCGCAGCATCGTGATCCCAGCACTGCAGCGTGAAGCGACAGCGATTCGCGGTGCGGTGAGCGAGTTCGCCAGGGCCTTCCCTGAGCTTGAGCAAGACGCCGAGCTTCTAGAGTCAGCCATTCGTGCTGGGCTCCAGCGCTGCGCCCCACAGCCAGAGCAGCAAGAGCTGTTTGCGGCATAACTGCCCGATCCTCTCTATGAGAGCGCATCGGCTTTTGATCTGCATGAAAACGCTGTGGCTGAGTGCACAAATAGCCGGTGTGGTGCCGGCAGCCGCAAACAGAAGCCAGCAGTAGTCACAGATCAAAAGCCGATGCGGACGAAACTGCGGCCTATAACCGCCCACCTGCATCAACCCGGCGCCGAGCGGTAAACCCCGACAGGATTCCATCGTGGATCACGCGCCAACCTCCAACCGGAGATCACCATGCTCCTACTGTTCCTGATCGGCGCAGCGCTCAGCCATGCGCGGCCAGAACCGCCACCTGATGACGGCCTGCCAACCGGTCCACTGCGCTTTCACCGTGAGCGCTGGCGATGTATCGAGGGTCAGCGTTCGTTCTGGCGCGCGCTGCCCCGATCCAAATACTCAAGCTGACGCTGCATCATTCGGAAAGGCCTTTCTGTCCAGTTGGGCCTTTTCACTTCTCGCTCCCACAGGTAAACCGCTCTATTCCGGGACCTGGCGAACGAAGACACGCAATAAACACCCTTCCCGCTCCCACAGCCCGACCAATCCCGCATGCACATGACACCGCGCCCAACGGCAACCAGCGGAAGGATCGTGTGCAGCCGGAATTTGTTGGATCAACCACAGAGGAAACCAGCATGTGTACCTGCAAACAAGATACCGAGGCTCGGCTGCTTGAGGCTTTGCCCGCCGAGCTACCAGAAGGTTTCAAGGGCTTGAGTGCTCGGCTGACCGGCTACGCAATGATGTTTGGCGGCCAGAGGGCGCAGTTCAAGCAGGTCATGCCGATCGAAATCACGTTTCAGGCCCCGACCAAGGCTGGCGTGATGAAGGACAAGAAGCGGTCGATGAGCATGCTGGCGAACTACTGCATGTTCTGCGGCGAGAAGTACGACAAGGACGAGCCGGCAGTTGCCGCCGCCTAGCCGGATCAACCAGATGGAGAGAGTCATGGGCACAGACAACAGCGAACCAGCGTTTCCCGTAGGCGCAAACGAATACGGCGGCCACGGCACCTGCTTCGGCATGACCCTGCGCGACTACTTCGCAGGTCAGTTCATGGCCGGTCGCGCCGCAGTCCCTGGCACGGCCGATCATCAATGGGATGCGATTCAAGCGTATGAGGCGGCCGACGCCATGCTCGCTGCCCGTTCCGCCTAACCCCAACCACTGGAGGTCGCCATGGCCGAAGAGCTTGTAGCTCACGTTTGCAAGATCTGCGGCAGTGCCTGGCCTACGCGGAAGAAGGCAAAGCTGCACGTCAACCTCAAACACCGCGACCGCGTCTACGCCCAGCACGGGCCGGGGCAGCACGTCGATTACCTGTGGCTTGAACTTGAACGCTGGAGGCAACCATGAACGCAGCACTGAAGATTTGTCAGGCCATGCACGACGCGCAGTTGCCTCCGATGGTGAGCGAGAGTCCTCGGGAGGTTGCTCGGGCTGAGTGGCTGTACAACGCGGTTGAAAGCCTGTTGCGGGGCGTGGACGTGAAGGTCCAGCGCCGCTGGCATGAAGCGCGGGTCGTCACCGTTGCCGACCTGGCCATGGCCGTGGATGAACACGTGAACAACCGGCTGGCGGACTGCAAGGTCCACACCCCTGCGCTGGGTTGGCTCCTGCTGTCGGCAGATGGCCGGGCCGACAAGAACGCCGTCGCCGAACTCCTCGGCCCCAGCGACCACCCCTCCGGCAAGCTCGGCGAAATCGCACAGGCCCTACTTGAGCCCTTGGCAGATGACGCACTGCTCGCCCAGGCAGAGGACGACGCATTGTGACGATGTCAGCGCACGTCCTCATCGGCGAGGAACTGGACACCCTTGAGGATCCGGAAACGCCGGCCTGTTGGTCGGTGATGATCCAGAAAACAATCAACGAAATGATGCTCGACAGTCGCATCAGTATCGAAGAATTCAACTACTACTGCGGGCGCCTCAACAAGATCGTTGACCGGCGCAAGGAGTTGGCATGTCTACCCCAATCGTGAAAACGCTGAACGAAGAGTTGATCGACGACATCGAGCGCCGCATCGCCATCCTCGGCTTCGGCCTGCCGTTCAATGAGGTGATTGGCCGCAAGCGCGAGGATCTGGTGAAGGATCTTCCGCAGCGCCTGGCGCCGACGATGAAGGGCGGCCGGATCGCGGTAAGGGTTCGGTCGTGAGTTTCTTCGAAGAAAACATTGAGGACGGCAGCCACTGCATGAGCTGCTGCCAGTTCATCGGTGAAGACGTTGGTTATCCGCGCTGCTGTCGGAACTGTGGCGGCGAAGGTAGCGAGCCAAACCCCGAGGGACACAAGAAGCGAATGAAGGCTGAGGCCATGCAGCGGTTTGATGGCTGGCTGGCGCGAACTGGCCTTGCTTACAAGAAACACAACAACGGCTTCCACGTCGTGCTGACGCTGCCTGATGGTAGACATATCGACTGCTGGCCCAGCACGAAGAAGTGGCAGCTACGAGGGCAGGCAATCAGCCGTAATGGAAAAGCCCTGCATGAACTTGTGCTAAAACAACTGAGGCCTTGGACATGAAAGCACTCACCTGGATCTTCACCGCCGCCATCCTCTCTTCCCTGCTCGCCTACACCGTAGTGAAGGAAAGGCATCCGACCTGCAGTGTTCCTCAGCTTTCGCAGGTGCTGCGGTGACTGCTCGTCAACAGCAACGCCGCCGTTTGATCTGGCGCGGAGCCACCCAAGCCCTGCTCGGCTGGTCCGGCTGGCTGTTCCTCATTGCCCTGGCCGATCTGATCGCGCCGAGATAACCCTACACCTTCAAGCGCTGCGCACGTCGCGGCAAGGAATCCCCGTGTCCAATCTTAACGAAGCAGTCGAAGTCACCATCGAGGAAGGCTTCAAGGTAAAGATCACCCCTGACGTGATGGCCAGAGCGTTTTGGGCGCTGGGGTCGGAAGGCCAGGCCGACTTCCTTGACGCCCTGGGTGCCGTCATCGAAGAGGATTATAAAACCAACAACTTCGCCTACCAGTACGGCGAGCTGCAGTGGTGCCACCTGAAGGATGAGCTGCGAAAACCGGGCCGTGAGCGCGCCAATAACGTGCACATGAGCCTGTCGGCCTTCGCCTACGACTATTGGCCGCAGAAGCCTGACGGCGCACGCACAGGCCTGTGAGGGGTTGATCATGAGCAACGAATCGAAAACCCACTTCAGAAAGGCGTTCGACTCGCCCTACCTGAGCAGCGCCGATATCGTCGAGCCGACGATTCTAACCATCGCCCGCGTCTCACTGGAAACCGACAAGACCAAGAAGACGAAGGACGTGTTCAACACTGCGCACTTCGTCGAGCGCGAGCTGCGCCCAGGCGAAAAACTCAAGCCGATGATCCTCAACGCCACCAACAGCAAGACCATGCGCTCCCTGACGGGCTCACCGTTCATTGAGGACTGGTCAGGCTTCAAGGTGACCGTGTACGTCGATACGAACGTGAAGTTCGGCAAGGAGACGCTGGAGGGCTTGCGCATCAGTCCGAAGGCGCCGGTCATTGCCTGGCTAACCCCGGACAACGCCCGTAACTGGAACAACGCCAAGAACGCCTACAAGCGCGACGGCAACCTCGACGGTGTGCTGGCCCGGGTATCGATGACCGAAGAGCATCAGCAGCAACTGATCCAGGAGTGCACCGATGAATCGGCAGTGGCATGACGTCCCCCAGAACACCGAAGTCTGGAATCAGCTGCGCATCGGAAAGGCCACGGCATCGAACGCTGGCTGCTTCATGGCGAATGGCGAGGGAGCATTCGGCGACCCGGCCAAGAAGTACGCCCTCCAGATCGCGCTGGAGATCGCCACCGGCAGGAAGGCCGAGTTCAGCTTCTCGAATGACCACACCGAGCGCGGGCATGAGCAGGAGCCCGTCGCCCGGATGTTTTACGAGGACGCCGAGTTCGTGACCGTTACCAATGGCGGATTCTTCGATTGTGGCGACCACGGCGACTCGCCGGACGGCTTGATCGGCGCTGACGGCGTTCTTGAAATCAAGTGTGTCACCGCCGCCGTTCACTACGCCACGCTGAAGAGGGGCTCATTCGACCCGGCCTACCGCTGGCAACTGGTCAGCCACCTGGACTGCACCGGGCGCGACTGGGTCGACTTCGTCAGCTTCTGCTCCGAGTTTCCCGAGGCCAGCCAGCTCATTGTGTACCGCTCAACCCGTGACGACTTCAAGGTCGAGCTGGAGCGGTTGGCCGAGCGGCGTGCCAAGTTTCTGGAACTGGTCCAGGCAACACTGAAAAGCATCCCGAGGTAGCCATGTACGTCAGCAACCACCTCAGCCTGGTCGAGGCGCATCGGTCACAGGCGGAAGCCATATCCGAGCAGATCGCCCAGTTCCTGGCGGCTAACGGAAAGATCAAGCAACTTGAAAGCCCGCCGATCAATCCAGAGCCCGCCAAGCGCTCCAACAAAATAGACCCTGAAACGGTCCTCAAGCGCAAACCCCGGCCTCTGTCCCTGGCCGAGCGCCGCGCCCTACGCAAGATGGCGGACTCGCTATGAAGTCGAAACGCAAACCCAACAACGGTTTCGCCCGGGCTGAACGCAGTTGTCGGGCGCTGCTGCGCACAAACCACATCGCGGTAGTGAACATCGACCCCAGCGGCACGCAGATCATGGCGAACTGGAAGAGCTGCAAACAGATCCGCAGCCTGGCGGTCGCCAATGCCATCTTCGACTTCTCCTACCACTGGACGATCTACATCGCTGCCATGTGTCGAGACGAGCGCGGCGCCGAATACATAAAGTCGGTGGAGATCTCGCCGGAGGGCATCTACAAAGTCGAGCGCCTGACCGATGCCATCGAGCATTACTACCTGGGGCTGCGCAACAGTGCGAACCCCAACCACTTGGTGGCGTCAGGCTGGATCGCCATCCCGGACGAGATTTCGATGGATGAGGCCCAGGCCGCGAAGCTGTTCTACGCCGCCGGCGCCTGGCACCAGGTGAAGGTAGCAGCGTGAGACGTTTCCGCACCCAACAACGCAAACGACAGACCTGGCTGGCACTGCCGGCCAGTGGAATAACGGAGAACTGCCATGGCGAAGAGCAATGCAGAATTGCAGAAAGACAAGCGCGCCAAGGAGAAGGTGTTGCTCGAGCGCATCGGCGCCGAGAAGCGCACGCTGATTGTGTCGAAAGCGCTTGGTCATGCGCTTCAGGTGCTGGGCGAGCGCCACGGTTTCGAGGAGTGGCAGGAGACGGTGTCGACGTTCATCATCAATCTGGCCGCGGCTCCGTCCGCTGAGTCGGAGCGCTTCGCGAGCATGTCGCGACCGGAATTGGTTGTTAAGGAAAAGTGGTCGCGGCAGCTTGATGCATTCGCCGCGACCGGCGTAGAGCCGGCGTAAATCTAGAGACGCAGTCGAAAATTACGACGAAGCAACATCTCCGCTTCCGTCACTGCTGTCGCCGATAAATGTCGGGCGTCGTCTGTAATCTTTCTGACAGCTACATTGAAGTTACCAATTTGATCTTTGCTGGGAGCGTTCGCGTAAAGCGTAACTATGCGCAATGGATCGTCCAGGGATCTATCAGTGAACATGTATGCCGTGACGGTAAGAGCTTCCTCTTCCTCTTTGGATAAGAAAATCAAAGCAGTTCCCCAAGCAATGTTGTAGTTCTGCAATGACGCCATCCAAGCCTCATGCGCACTACGCTCTTCGTCCAGGGAGTCTTTGTCTGGCACGCCTCCTGATGCCATCAGGTGAAGGCAGCGGCGCTGCACGGCAAACAAATAGCCTCTGAACGCAAACAAACAGTATGCAGCGTCTTTTAATTCTTTAAGCGCTTTGAATTTTTCGGCGTGTCTGAATTGTGCCTGCCAGTTCGTTAAGGCTATGACAGCAACGGCAGCAGCAACAGCAGTTGCGACAGCACCCAGCATTTCGAACAAATCATGAATATCAGCAACAACAAAGAAACCTGTTTTATCGGGAATCATTCCCCATATCACACCGGCAAAAAACAACAAAAAGCAGCCAAGCCAAATTACCCAATCCTTTTTCAAATCAATCTCCCGTGCATATCAACTCAGCTGATTATGCCGAAGCCACACGCCGACGGCGAGGATCCCGCATGGAAATTACCTACGGCTCGGTCTGCTCGGGCATCGAGGCGGCAACGCTTGCATGGAAGCCGCTCGGCATGCGGGCCGCCTGGTTCGCCGAGATCGAACCGTTCCCGAGCGCGGTGCTCGCCCACCACTACCCCAACACGCCGAACCTCGGCGACATGACAAAGCTCGGGGCCCTGGTGCTGGCCGGCAAGATCCCGGCACCCGACGTGCTCGTCGGCGGCACCCCGTGCCAGGCCTTCAGCGTGGCCGGGATGCGCGAAGGCCTCACCGATCCCCGCGGCGCCCTCACCATCAAATACGTGGAGCTTGCAGATGCAGTTGACTATGTTCGCGCCGGCCAGCGAAAGCCCGCCTGCGTTCTCACCTGGGAAAACGTCCCCGGCGTCCTCAGTGACAAAGGCAACGCCTTCGGATGCTTTCTTGGCGCGCTTGCTGGGGAAGACTGCGAACTGCAGCCTTCAGGGAAGAAATGGCCGAACGCTGGTTGTGTGTATGGACCCAAAAGAACAATCGCGTGGCGGGTCCTGGACGCCCAATATTTCGGACTGGCCCAACGACGCCGCCGTGTGTTCGTTGTCGCAAGTGCTCGAGACGGGTTCGATCCCACCGAGGTACTTTTTGAGCGAGAAGGCCTGCGCCGGGATACTGCGCCGCGCCGAGGCCAGGGGCAAGACGCTACCGGAACAGCTCCTTTCGGCCCTGCGCTCCAGTGCGGATGCGGGTACGTCTTCCCCGAATCCCTAGGGCAATACGGCTGCCCGAACTGCGAGGGCGACGAAGGCCCGGCGGTGATCATGTTCGGGGGCATCCCGGCCTTCGGCGGCCATAGCCTGGACGGATCGATCGAGCGCGCTGCCACACTCACGGCCAAGGACAGCCGTCTCGACATCGAAAGCGAGACTTTCTTCCTGCACCCAGAAGTAGCCGGCGCGCTCCAGGCCAACGGCAAGGCGGCCGGCAGCGCAACCACTCAGGATGCTGAGGCGGGCCTGCTTGTGGTCCACGGCACTCAAGACCCCGGCGTCAGCAATCACACGGCTTTTGCTCTGGGGCGGAACAACGGCCAGGAAAACGCGATTTGCGTTACCGGCGAAATAACTCACACCCTGAAAGCTGACGGTTTCGACGGCAGCGAGGACGGCACTGGGCGCGGGCAGCCAATCGTAGCGGCGCTATCCCCAACGCTGCGAGCCGGAAACATGCGCAACAACAGCAATCCAGCAACCGAGGCCGAAATGCTGGTCGGCGGTCCCGCTGTTCGCCGACTAACGCCACGCGAGTGCGAACGCCTCCAAGGCATACCCGACGATTACACGCTCATCCCATGGCGCGGTAAGTCCGCCGAAGAATGCCCGGACGGCCCGCGCTACAAGGCCATCGGAAACAGCAAGGCGGTTCCCGTCGTTTGCTGGATCGGTCAGCGCATCCTCAAGCAGATCACACCCAGCCCGTACGGATAATCGCATCGAGCAATCGAACAACGGCGGCAATCAGGTTTAGCAGGTCAGTCAGCTTTTTCATTCGGCAGCGCCTCGGCTTGGTTGATTGCCAAAGCTTGGCGTCACGACCGTTTCCATCACAGCCCGGAAACCTGTAGATGGCGCTTCTACAACTTACCCCCTTGACATCAGTTCTGGTCGTGACGCGGCCGGAGAGGACATAGCTATGCCCGCAGAAAACAAACAGGCCGAGCAATCGCGCAGCCTGGCTACGGCCAGCACCCTGGACGCCGACACCTGGGCGGATTTCGTTAAGCGCCTGCACCACGACTGCGTAGGTGCTGGCGTTCACGACCACTGCACTGCCAATGCGGTCTTCATCGTCCAGGCCAAGCGGATCGTCTACGGCATTGACACCGATTACAGCGACAACCGCGTTTTGCTTGATCACTGCAACGAAGGTGAATGGTTCTCGCCGAAGGAATTTTGGGAGGGTCGGGATCGAACAGAGCGCTCAGCCTTGAACAAGGCGATGCAGGAATGGGCAGGCTGCCAGTTCATGAAGGCGGACGAGTCGAATCAGTGGTGCGTGCTAGGTGAGCTGGAGGGTTACGCCGTCACAGGCTGGCATGAGACCTGGGAGTACGTCAGCGCGCACTTCACCAAAGATGCCGCCGACGCATTCATTCGACGCAAGAAACACGACTATCGCAAAGGCATGCGGGTCTATGTCGAGTGCCAGTACTACGCCTGGGAATTCAACGCCATCAAGGAAGCAATACTCGACGGCACGTTGACCTATGCGCCCAAGGAGGCCGCCTGATGGAGTGGATATTCGCCGGCTGGATCCTGATCAACATTTTGGTAGCTCTCGCGCTGCCCGTTATGAGCGTTAAGCCCCAGGAGGGTGTATGGAAAGCGTGAAGCGTTACGGGCACATCGGAACCCTGGTGGACGCTGTGCCGCGTCTCTTAGAGATTTACCCGTCCATGGTCGTCTACGTGAGGGCAGCCGACTTCGACCGTGTCACCGCCGAGTGTTATGGCCTGCAGCTGAGCCTGACCACGGCCGACCAGACCATCGACGACCTTCAGACCGCAATAGTTCGACGCAACCAGCGGATTGATGAGCTTTATAGCCTTGCGCGGGGTTTGATCATACAAGGGCACGCCCGCTTCGGCTTCACGGAGCACCATCCGGATTGCATCCGTGATTTAGCCGCTCTCAAACCAACCGCCGAGGCTGAAAGCCAATGAGCATTCATCACCTGAAGATCCACCGCAAACCATTCGAAGACCTCGTAAGCGGCCGAAAAACCAGCGAAGTGCGCAACTGCGCCGACCGCGAGTTTTGCGAGGGCGATAAAGTCGAGCTGTTCTTGATGGACGAAAATGGCAACCCAGCAGACAAAAGCATCGTTCGCATGATCACGCACATTCAAACCGGCTATGGCCTTCCTGCTGACCTTTGCGTTTTGAGCTATGGCGCCGCCCTGTCTGACCCTGTTCCGCCCGCTGGCGGGGAGCCGGAAGTGCGGCGCTGGTTTCCAAACTGGAATATGGAGGACATGTTCCAGCACGCCGAAGGCGAGTATGTGGCGCATGAAGACCACCAAGCGGTCGTCACCCGGCTACAGGCTGAGGTGGAACGGCTTAAAGCGATGTCGTCCGATCCATTTGATCGGATGCATGACCTGCAATCCGAACTGACCAAGGCGCGGGAGTTACTGGAGAAGGCGGCTTACAGGCTCAGTGATTTAGGGCAGTTTAAAATATCTGAACCAATATTCGCCGCCCTGATCGCCGCAACTGATCATTCTATCAAATGCTCGAATTGCAATGACAAAAAGTATGTTTGTTTAGACTGGGATGGTGGCGAATGGATTGAATGCCCTAAGTGCCCCAGTGTTGCTCAGGACCAATCCGCGCCAGCCGACAAGGGGCAGGGCGAGCAAGTCGCTTATATGCCCGTGGAGCGCTGCTGTGACGTTCGGGCGAAGATGATCATCGCCTTCAACGAATCCAGGAAGAATGGCGGCGATTTGGATGATGGGCTTGACGCTGCGTACAAGGCGGCCTTGCGCTATTCGCCAAGCCCTATGATCGCCGAGCAGCCCGCGCCGGTAGCGGTGGTGATGCCTGAGCCAGAACCAGCGCCAATCAAGGGCATGATCGCAGCCAGCGGCGGTGAGTTCGCCATCATGATCGACGAGGCGAACGCTCACTACGGCTGGACATTTAAGAAGCATCCGGACGGCATGTGGGTGTCAGGGCGCAAGGCCACCGATGCAGAAATGCAGGCTGCACGTCAGTACGCACGCGCAACAAACCAGCAGTAACCCCTCCCCCTTCAAAGTCAGCCGCTATAGCGGCAAGGACGAACTCGCATGAAAAAAATGTACTGGATCCTCCGAGCCGCTCTATACATGCGCGGCATCATGGGCTGGTGGAAGCCTACGGACCTGGTGTTCTGCTGGAAAACCGGCGCAACCATCTACGACAACTATGAGTACGAAGACCGTCTCAGTGAGATTGGCGAGCCGTCCGAGGAAATGGCCGAGGAACTCAGCTGCTGGTCGGAGTGACGCCATGAGCAAGCGAGCGATTCACCTTTACGAGTGGGATGGCGGTACCGAGGCTGATCAAGATCCGCCAGAGCACGTTTATTGCGGCACCGACGGCGATATGGCCGACGAACAGCTCACCAATGACTGGCAGTACGTCACCTGCAAACGCTGCCTTAAGATCCACGAAAAAGAGCTGGCCGCGCGAGCAGCGGACGACCGAGACCGGAAGGTAAAGCTGTTCGACGAAGCCCAGGCCATCACCGTGGATGTCGGGCATCTGAACGTCTCGACCGCAGTTAAGGCGCTAATCGCCGAGAACCAGCGTCTGCACCAAGCCCTCCAGGCCATCACCACCCAGGTAGAAGGCAACATCCGCCCAGCCGTCCGTGACTGCGTAAACGGCCAAAACAACGTCCAGGACATCTATGGCTACTGCGATCAGATCGAATCGATTGCAGCGGCAGCGATGAAGGAGCTACAGCCATGATTATTCCAGCATCCAAACAGCAGCCCTACGTCAAAGAGATCCTTGCCCCATGCAAGCGCTGTCGAGAGGTTGGCATCTACTGCCTCACCCCAAAAGATCCATGCCATTTGAAAAAGGATAAACAGCCGTGATCCTCCCCCTGCTCTACATGGCCCACCTGATATACAGGGGGACGAGACCATGACAAGACCAGTAACCGAGCGCGACTTTCGAAAGCCTGAATACATGGATGCGCAGCCCGAGGACTACGAATTCCGAGGAGACGGTGCCGTCGTGCGAAAAGACCGATGGGAAACAGGAATCCACCAGATCCGCTGCATTGTTGGGCCGAAAGGTCGGGAGTTTGAGATCAAGGATGTTGTCGAGGCAGTGGAGCGGATGGCGGGCAACTGGCATGAGGCTGACCCGGAGGAAGACCCGGGGCTGCCGACAATCGACCTGCGCCTTTCCTGCGGCACCATCCTAGCGCGATGCGAACGGCGAACGCGGCCTTTCACGTACCACTGGGAATACGGCGCGATCGACTTCACAAACAAGGACTTCGGCGCCGACGTCGTCGAGTGGCGAGAGTCCCCGGCTATCCCCGCTGACAACTCCTAACCCCAATCCACCTACAGCCTGCCGGTGAACGGCGGGCGAGGTATCGCTATGTCCAGAAATATTAAAACCCGTGAAGGCTACGAGTTCTGGGATCGGCTGAACGCCATCCCCCACTACGGATTTTTGCTGAACCAGAAGGGAAACGGCGTCATCCGCGCGGAAGGTGTAGGAGACTGGATTGAGCGGCACGCAGCCCAGGTGGTTGTCGATGATGCGCAGTCCGAAGTGAATGTGCTGCGGGAGGAAAACTCAAAGCTCCAAGCCGAAGTCACCGCGCTCAGTAAGAACGTGGTCGAGTTCACCCGCGAGGACTTCGACGCCACGCTGAACAACCTTCGACGAATGGGCGCCAGCATTGACGGCGACAACGCCTACAAGCGCGACCTGCTGGACTGCGTTGTCGGCGCCCTGGCCTCGGGCGCGCAGAACTCCAACCCGCCGCCGGCCGAACACTGGGGCCAGCGCTTCTGGGATATCGGCCGCGAGGAGCGCGGACTGCACGATGAGCTGGTAGCCGCGCTGAAGCTCACCCGCGAGAACCTGCGAGCCTGCCAAGCAACCATCCATTTGGCCGGTGGGTTCGATCCTGCCTACGTCGACGACGCCCAGGCCGCGATGGCGGTGGCCGACGCAGTTCTGGCAAAGGCCAGCGCATAACCCCCACCACCTTCTGCCGCCACGCGCGGCATGGAGCACACCGTGACCATCACGAAGATCATCAAAGGCCCACACCGCTTTGGCGGATTCTGGTGGGTCATTGCCGACTGCGGCGGCATCAAGCAGCACATGTCCTTCCGCACCGAACAACAAGCACGCCAGATTGCCGTGGGGCAGGACAGCGTGACTATTCATTGAACGTCTGCCGCCGAGCGCGGCGCGGAGCAATACCCATGGCAAATCGAAGCGCGGCACAGGTCGCGCCCATCCTCCCGCGCTTCATTCGCGCCGGCGAGGCATACGGCTACCTCGGCATGTGCCGGGACGAATTCAACAAAACGGTGCGCCCGAACGTCCGCGAATTCCCGATCGGGAAACAGGGAATAGGCTTCGACCGTCTCGAGCTGGATGAGTGGGCCGACCGTTACATCGAGTCGATGGCAATTGAAAAGGCCGCCAATCAGGACAACAATCGCCCTCGCAGCGAGCGCCAGGGCAAGAAGAAAGGAGCAACGCCGTGGCCCAAAAAGCAATCACCGGCCTCCAGCAAATGCCGAACGGCATCTGGAAGATCGACAAAAAGTACAGAGGAGAACGAATTCAAGAGAGTACTGGCACTTGTAACCGCGCCGAAGCAGAGCAGTACCTGATCCACAAGCTGGAGAAGTTGCGCCAGCAGAAGGTGTACGGCGTCCGGCGGGTCAGGACGTGGCGGGAGGCGGCGACTCGCTTCCTGCTGGAAGTGAAGGATCAGGCTTCCATCCACATCTCGGCTACTTATATGGAGCAGCTCGACCCGTTTATTGGCGACATGCCGCTGACCCACATCGACGACGACGCCCTCGCGCCTTACATCCAGTCGAAGCTGAATCCAGCGGCAGGGAAGCCAGTCACCAACCGGACAGTGAATATCGCGCTTCAGCGGGTTATCCGCGTGCTGAACCTCTGCGCGCGAAAGTGGCGTGATGAGGAACGACGGCCGCTGCTGGACGTGGTGCCGATGATTTCCCTGCTAGACGAGAAGACGAACAGCCGAAAGCCCTACCCGCTTTCATGGGAAGAGCAGTCGATCCTGTTCGCCGAACTCCCGGCGCATCTTCAGACCATGGCTATGTTCAAGGTCAATACGGGTTGCCGGGAGCAGGAAGTTTGTAAGCTACAGTGGAATTGGGAGATTGCGGTGCCGGAGCTGGGAACGAGCGTGTTCCTGATACCGGCGGGATTTGGGGGAAGGAGCGCCAGGTCTGGCGTGAAAAACCGAGACGAGCGTCTGGTCGTGATGAATGACGTTGCCAAGTCAGTGATCGAGAAGCAGCGCGGTAAGCATCCGCTCTACGTCTTCCCGTTTGGCAAGCCAGATGGTGATGGGAACGAAACGACGGTTCACCGCATGAATGACTCGGCCTGGAAGAAGGCGCGCATCCGAGCGGCGACGAAGTGGCAGGAGAAATTTTTGCGGCCAGCACATGACGGCTTTGCCAAAATCCGAATTCACGACTTGAAGCATACCTTTGGGAGAAGGCTGCGTGCGGCAGGCGTGACTGAGGAGGATCGCAAAGCGCTGCTCGGCCACAAGAACGGGAGCATCACCAGCCACTACTCGGCAGCGGAGTTGGATCAGCTCATTGCGGCGGCAAATAAGGTATCAGCAACCGACTCGCGCGCACCAGCGCTGACGATTTTGAAAAGGCGGGAGGCGTGAAGAAAATGCCAGGGTCACTCGGAAAGTCACTATGGCAGAAACAACAAAGCCGCTCGGAAGCGGCTAAGTCATTGAAAAATATGGTCGGGACGGAGTGATTCGAACACTCGACCCCTAGCACCCCATGCTAGTGCGCTACCGGACTGCGCTACGCCCCGACTAGGCGTGAATCTTGTTCCGCTTCTCAACGGAACGCTCAGGAATATATC